TTTTGTTTACCTAATTGTGCCATAGATTGATTTACATTTATAAATGGTCCTTTACCCCAACTAGATACATCCCATTGTGCATTATCCCAAGAACTACCCTGTGCATTTGTATAAGCTAACATTCTTTCAGAAAATGTACCTGTGGTTATACCAGCTTCTTCAAAAGTTTTCATCCAATCTTCATTGTATGTACCATTTGTATCTGAAGCATCTCTGCAACTTTTTTGTCTTAATGATTGTTGGCTCATGGTGTAAATGTACCCATACTTGAATAATTTGCATCACCTTGGTCAACTGCTAATGCTTGTAATGCTTTATTTAAATCTGTGTGAGAACTACCTAATTTATTATTAATATAAGCTAATAATCTTTCATTATAAGTTCCTGCACCAATACTTCTAGCATTAAATAAAGCTAACCAATCTTCATTATAAGTACCTGTAGTAGAGGTAACTCCTCTTACAGATGCTAGTTTTGCTTCTGAATTTGTAGCCATTATTGTTCCTTTCTGGGTCTACCCCTTTTTTTAGGTTTACATTCGCATAATTTACCAAATAATCTTTTTTTTAGTTTTATAAAAAAATTTTTAATTTTATTTATCATTTATTTATTTATACCTCTGTCCATTGTTTGTTTGCTTCATCCCATTTATACATTTTAGAAACATCCATATCACTAGGTTTTGCAACAGGAGCTTCCCATATACAAGTAGTTTCATTTAATACCCAACTATTATAAGGTTTAGGTGGTATAAAAGCATCTCTACTGGCATCATAAGTATAACCTACACCAGCATAATTTTTTCTTAATGGCGTGCCTCCTAAAGTATGTTGTCCACCATGTGTATTATAAGAAGTTTGTTTATAAGTATCGCCTGTTCTTTCAGATATTTCATTTTCTTTTCCATCATCTTCTTGTCTACCTTTTACTACTAAAACCACAATATTATTTTCATCTAATTTTGCAAAATGTGCCATAATATATCCTAACTAAAAGTTACTGTTTCTGATGCTGATGATGTAGCTGTAATTGAAATTGTAGTATAACCACCAGAAGTCGAAGATGAACTTGTTACACCACTAGAAAATGTAGCACTTATTGAATCTGGTATTTTTATTACTACTAAACCAGAACCACCATTACCAGTAGTTAAATCTGAAGCCTGTGCACCACCTCCTCCTCCACCTGTGTTTGTATCTCCATTCATATCAGCACTTCCAGATTCAGAAGCAGCTCCACCATCTCCCCCTCCTCCAGCTCCTCCAGCTGCAGGGGTAGTATTATAAATATTTGCACCAGAACCACCACCACCAGCACGTTGCACAGCAGAACCACTTAAATCAGAAAATACTCCTTGACCTCCTGTAGATGTAGAACCATCTGAAGCACCATTATTCCCAACTGCTCCAGCACCTCCTCCACCTCCCCCATCATAAGGAGATGAACCATAAGATTGACCACCATCAAATCCTTGATTAGCTGTACCAGAGCCACCATTATAATTTCCTGATACTGTAAGACCATGACCACCACCAGAACCTCCAGTAGTAGTCATATTACTAGTTTGTGTATGACCACCTTTACCACCACCATCACCTTTTGTAGAAGTAATTGTAGCAAAAACAGAATCGTTACCTTGATTAGCAACAGATGAGCCAGATTGTCCTGCACCACCTGCTCCAACAGTTATAGTATATTCCGTACTAGTTTCTAGTTCTAATGCAGATTCTATAGAGCCACCACCTCCAGATATTTTTGGTGTAGAAACTCCTCCAGCAGAAGTATGATTTGTGCGATACCCACCTGCACCGCCTCCTCCGCCACCAGAGCCATGCCCTCCAGCTCCACCACCAGCTATAACTAGATAACTAACATTAAAAGTTGCACCACCAGAAACACCACTACCAAAACCTAAAATATTATAACCAAAACCAGTCATATAAATAACTCCTTATTTAAGCATCATTTGCTGCATCCGTTGTAAAGAATAATTTAATTCCTAATAATTTTGCATCTGCTGTTAAACTATCAGCAGAAACATCTCTCATTATTTGAAAAAATACATATTCGTCTGTACTAGGACTACCAGCTATTGTTACTGCACCACTTTCTGCTGTAACTGCTAAATCGTTTGATGTGCCACTCATCGCTTTTGCTGTAGGTCCTACTGCTGTACCAAATGCCGTATTTAAATCACCATTATCAGCTAAAGCTACTGCACTTAATACAAAAGCTGTTGTTCCTGTATTAGTAGTAGCAGCTGTAAAAAATGCTTGAAAAGTTACTGTACCTTCATTCCATGATTTAGGAAAGGCTACAGCAAATTGTGCAAATTCATCTGAATCTTTATCAAAATCTAGTGTTTTAAGTTCTGGTCCATTACTTAATTCTGTTTGACCTGCTTCAGCACCATTAGTTGTGTTACCATACATAGCAACTGCTGGAATCCATATTGTTTCTTTTCCTACTTTTTTAATAGTGCTATCAACACTAACTGTTACTGTATCGGTAGAACCTACAACTGTATCTATACCTGTACCTCCAGCTATATCTAATGTGTTACCATCCTCTATTGTTTGATTACTACCACTATCGCCAGTTAATGTAAAAGAACTCGTAGTTCCTAACTGTGATAACATTTGAAAAGATGTACCATCATAGATTACAGATACGATTGCATTTTGTTCTATATCACCAGCTGCAATATCTTGGTCATTTTTCTTTTTTATATTCTTTGCACCAAGTGCATTTACATTTAAGGTTGATGCACCACTAGATGCGTTAGCTGCTTTGAAATGAAATACTTGCCCTGCTACATACGCAGTTACTGCTGGTGTTAAAGCTATTGCATAAGTATTAGCACTACCTGTATCAGATGCTTGAAATATTAATCCACCATCTTGTATCTGTCCTGCATTTATACCATCTGTATGTGCTGTACCATCTGCAAGAGAACTAATCTTTTGGCTACCCATATTCATAGCACCTGTCATAGCATTAGAGCCATCTTTATTTATACAAGAATTAATACCTGTTGCTAAATCTTGGTCGTGGGTATCGTGTCTATCTGCAACAATCTTTGTTCCTGCATCTCTGTTACTTTGCCAAATAGATGTACCTGTAAATACTCCATCTGACCTTGTGTATGTTCCTCCTGACCAACCCATAATTGTTCTCCTTTCGTTCTTTTTATATTATATTTGTTTATAAATCAATACCTTATTCTTCTAACTCTGGAATACCTGCTGCTATTAAGTAAGCATTTATTTGTCTTTTTTGTTGTAATACTTGTTTAGGTGTTATTGGTTTTCTTAATAATTCTTGCATCAATTCAGGATTAAACATAGCTTCTACCAATATCTGTTGTACTTTTGCTCTAGGCATTTTTCCTAATATCGCTTGTGTAGCTTTAGAACCAGCAGCTGCTGCTACTAAAGGACTACCACTTACCTGACCTACTGCTCCAGCAGCTCCTATATTAGAACCTAATACTCTCTGAAATAAATTAAATATAGGACTTTCTGCTCCTAATAAATCATCTAAATTTGATTGATTTAAAACTGCATTTTCAAATGTTGTGCTTTTATTTACTAATTCATCTAAACTATTTTTTTGATTTTTATTTAAAGCACCAGTATCTACTAAAGTTTCTCCTAATGTTCTACCTGTTTCTGTAGGTTTATTTAATATTTGATTTAATCTAGTGCCTGATATAATAAATTCGTTTCCTCTGCTTACTGTTCCTAACTTTAATAAACTTTGCATAATAGTATATTGCAATCCTTGCCTTCCTCTATTAGAGGTTACTTTTACTAATTCTCTTAATGCACTTGTAGGTGTAGGACTTTTTAGTATGCTTTCTGTAATTGTATTAATATTACCACCTAATACTTTAGAAGTCATATTTTTAGCAAAAGCTGCTTTTGTTTTATCAGTAGTTTTAATTATTTCTGATGCTGTTCTTTGACCTTGATTTAAGTCAATTAAAGTATCATATAAATTAGCTTCTTTTAATGCTGGCTCATACCTGTCTATAAATCTTTGTAAATTATTAACATTAATACTGTTATCAAAATTAGAAGTTTCTCCTGCTAATATTCTTAATAAATCATTCTGTAACAATTCTAATTCTGATGCTCTTTTTTGGCTTTGATTATTTGAAATAAATTTATCTTTTTTAAAATTACCTGTTTCTATACCTGCTGCTTCTCTTAAATCTCTTAAATTAATTTTACCTTTAACTTTTGGTGCTAAAGCTGCATCAAATGTTAATTCTTCTCTTACTCCTTTTGGACCTCTTTGTAGTATATTTTTAACTACTGGTCTTTGAAAAACCTCATTATATCTTCTAGAGTACTTTCTAGCTAAAGAACCCCAAGTCTCAACAGATTTATTTGCTAATCCATCTACTTTTTCTAAATCTTTTAAAGCTGCTTGTGCTAAATTTTTATATGGTCTAGCTTTACTAAAATTTCCTTGAAAAGATAAATCTCTATTTATTTCTAATGCTCTGCTTCTAATTTTATTTAATTCTCCTACACTTAATTCTTTATTTTTATCTAATTTTTTTAAGTAGGCTTCAAATACATTGTCTAATTTTTGTCCTGCTAGTAAATTATTTTTTTCTGCTTTTATTGTATCTTCTAAATCAGTTGCTGTAATTTTAATATCTTTATTTATCTTATTCCATAATTGAGTTTCTGTTTTTCTAGCATCATCATTTGCTTGTAATAATATTTGTCTAGCTTTTTTATTTATATTTTCTCTATCTAAATCTGTAGCAAAAGTTCTACTTGCTTTAGATTCTACTAAATTTTTTGCTTGTTCTACTTGGTCATCTAAAGTTTTGTTAACTATATCTAATTTTATTCTTGCTGCTTCTTTTATGGAATCTATATCTCCAGTTTCTATAATTTGATTATACTTTTTATTAAAGTCTTTATAAGCTAATTTTATTTGTTCTCCTGCTCTGCCTTTTACTTTTTGACTACTTTCTATCAATTTATTTTCTATAGCTAATAAATTAGGGTCTCCTGTTAACTGTCCTGATGTTAATGTTTTACTTACAGGTTCATCTAATGCTACTGCTACTTTTTCTGGGTCTGTTATATTTGATTGTACTACTTGAGCAGCTTCTTCTTTTAAAAATTTATCACCAGGTATTGCTGATTTTACTGCTGTTTTTGCTTGTCTTAATGCACTAGGTAAGAATCTAACTGCTGTAACAGTAGGTAAATTTGGTCCTACTAATTCTCCTATCATTCTAGCTGTTTGGTCTCCTGGTGCTAATACTTCTGCTGTAGCTCCTCCTCCAGCACTTAATCCTGTTAATCCAGCTTCAGTACCTATAAATCTTTTAGGAGTTTCTTTAGCTGCTTGTACTATTGGTGCAAATATACCTTTTGCAGTTTCTCCTTGTTTTAAAGTAGCTGCTGCTCTTACAGGAGCTGCTGCTATAGGTAAAGATTGACCTATTACTTCTCCTGCTACTGCATAAGGTCTTTCTGAAGGAGCTAAATCACTTAAATTTTCATATCCTAAATTTGTTGCTGCTAAACCTTTTCTTATACTTCTACTTCCTCCTATAGCATCTGGAGTGCCACCTAATAGCTCTGTTATTGTTCCTACATTTATATCTTTAACATCTTCTTTAAATGTTTTAGGAAATATAGTTTTAGGAAATAATTGTTTTGCTGCACCAACTACTATTTTAGGTACATTGTTCATAATATCTACTGCTAAACCACCCATATCAGCTAATAAACCTGTATTAATTCCTTTAACAAATGCACTTGTTCTGCCTATTTTTTCAGGGTCTGCTTCTTGTGTACCAAATTGTTGTTGCATAACACTTTCTATTTCTTGTATAGACATATTAGCAGGAAATTCTATTTCTTCATCATTAGGTCCAAAAACTATTTGTTTTTCTGCCATTATTCTTCTTCCATTTTTCCAGTTTGAGGATTATATTTTAACTTTTTTTTACCATCTTCTTTTGGTATTCCTATTTGTTTAATAAAATAACTTAAATCTGCTATACTTCTTAAATTTTGTCTTTTTTCTTCATTATCTATACTTGGACTTTTATTAATTTCAATTAATTTACTTTTTTCTTCATTTAATTTAGTTTCTAATGATTTCAAAGAAGATTGTAGCTCTTTTTTTGATTTAAAAACACCAGGTTGTATATCTACATCAGATAATATTCTTTCCATTTCTTTTACTGGATATCTTTTATTTAAAGCTAAAGTTCTTATAATTTCGTTTTTAAATAACTTTAATCTATTAAATGATTCTAATTCTTGTTTTGAAGCAAATCCTTCTTTACCGACAGCTCCTGCTACTCCTTCTGTTATTCTTCTAATTTTTGCATCTAAACCTAAAATATCACCTCTATTAGAGATTTCCCATAATGTATTTCCTATTACTGGTATTTCCACTCCTAAAATGTTTTCATCTACTTTATCTAATAATACTTCTTCTGTTCTAGTTGTACTAGCAGCTTTTATAGCTTTTGCATCTATTTGTAATGGAGTTAATCTTTCATTTGGAGGTAACTTATTATTATCTTCTGTAAAAACAGCTTTATATATTTTAAATTTTTTATCAAAGTCTGTTATAGTAATATCTTTTGGAAGTGGTACAAGATTTGTATTTTTAGATATTTGTTCATCAGTAGCAAATTGTTGTTCACCAGTTATTTTATCGTAAACTGCTTTTGTATTAGGTGGTCCTTTAGGCTCTTTATCAGTAAAACTAGAATCTAATCTCATTCCTGTATCTAAATTCATTATAAAAGGAACTTGTCCAGGTGTTTTTACCAGTATACCATTTGCTGTAGTTAATTTTCCTTCTTTATCTACAGAATAATAAGTTTTAGGACTGCTATAAGTAGATTGATTTTCTTGTCTTATTTGTCTGGCTCTATCTTCTAAATTCATTCTTACTTCCATAGGATTAAATCCTGCGTCTAAATAATAATCATCTATTGAGCTATAAGTTTTAGTTGTATCTCCTGCTCCAGTTAAAACCCTAGATAACATTGAAGGTTTTTTACCTGTTGTTACTGTAGTAGGCTCTAATCCTATAGGAGGTATTCTTGGAATACTAGGGTCTACATCAGATTGTGTAGTTTCAGGTTCTATAATAGATATATCATCTTCTTGCCCTATAATCTCTGGTGATTGTTCTTGGTTAGCTATTCTAGCTATCTCATTTAAAGGACCTTGTGATTCTTCTATAAACTTATTTACTTGTTCCATTTGGTTTTCATTAATTTTATATTTAGCATTTTTTAATACATCTACTGTCAAATCACCTATTTTATTTTCTTGTTCTGGAATATCTGCTACTCTCATTAATCTACCTTGATTATCTACAAATACTCTACCTTGTGGTGTATCTGTATAACCTCTAGTTTGTAATCCTGTAGCTGCACTTAATGCTTTTTGTTGTCTGTCTGCTATTTCTTGTGCTTGTCTTTGTGCTGTACCAGACCTAATACCACCTAGTGTTTGAGCTGCTAAAACAGTTGCTACTGGTCCAAAACCACCTCCAGCTGCTGCTGTATACATAGATGGAGAACCTATAGCACTAGATTGAGCATATTCCTGTCTAGCCCTTTCTAATAATTGTTGTATTAATGGGTCTTCTTGTCTTCTTGGAAATACTTTTTTTACTGCCATATTTTATTCCTATATTTACTTACCAAAAATTCCTCCTTGACCAAAAGCTCCTGTAGCTGCACCACCTAGTACACTACCTAATGCTGCCATTTGAGCCCCATAACCTGCAGTTTGTGTTGCAAATCTTCTATTAGCATCCAAACCTTGTGCTTGTGTTGCTGCAAAGATTGGTGGAGGTGCAATACTTGTTGCTGGTACATCTAATCCAGTTGTTGCTACTTGTCCACCTCTAGTTGTTGGAGATGGTAGCCCTGTTAATGTAGCTATCTCTGATAGTGGTACTTCTCTTTGTAATAATAAATCTGAAAGTTGCCTATCTCTCATTCTTTCTTGTTCTGCTACACGACTAGCTGCATCACTTATTTGAAAACTTCTTAACCCTGTAGCTCTGCCTAATTGAGCATCAGCTAGTGCTTGTCCTTCTCTAATGGATTCAGCAGCTACACCTTGTAAAGTATCATTCTGAGCCATTCTAAGCTCTGCAAATGCGTTATTATATGCAATAGTTCCTTCTGGTATACCAGAATTAATTAATTGTGTTCTAAGGTCTATTCCTTGCTGTTGAAATTGTGGTTGTAATCTACTTACTGCTCTGTTATAATATGCAGTTTCAACTCTAGTTGCATAATCGCCTAATGCTTCCATAGTAGGTACTTGAGCAAAATTACTTCTATCTATCATACCTGGTTGTGCTGGTAGGTTAGCTAAACTAAAACTTTCTTGTGGTAACCCACCTAATAATCTACCAGCAGTATCTAAATACGCATCCTGTATTCCTACTTGTTTTTGTCTTTGTGCTTCATACTCTGGTGTTAAGGTATAATCTAATCTAAATCTATCATCACCTATATCTGTAACTCTAGTTATATCATAAGGAGAAAAAACATCAGGTCTATTCATTCTACCCTCTAACCTTGCAGTTTCTACATTTGCTGCTCCTTGTGCAGCAGCTGCACCTGCATAGTCTGGTGTTGGTGGTGGCTTTGGAGGGCTTAATATATTGCCGATAAAACTCATGCTATTTCCTTTCTTAATAAAACTGCTTTTCTTTTATAACCTTCTAATTCTTTTTCCCAACCTATTCTTCCTAAAATGTCAACACATTTATATTTTTTTTCTTTTGCATACTTTATAATCTTTTTTTCTAAACTTTTCAAACTATTTAATTCTCCACCTGCTAAACCTATACGCAAAGAATCTTTATACCCTACTGTAATAACTACACTTTTTTCATCCATAAACATTTGATATGTACCATCATTTAATCCTTGTTCTACTTCTTGCTTTGTTACATTATCAGCTATTGCAGTAGCTGGTTCTAATAATTTCCATACTCTATCTGTAAGTATCATAAACCTACTCCTTTTTCATAATAAATATCTACACTATGCCATTTAATACTTTGTGCTTGTGTACTGGTTTGTATGCGTATTGCTGCGTTCCATCCAATATCTGCAACACTTCTCCATACTAATTGTGATGCAATACTTCCTGCCCATTCTGCTACATCCCAAGTTGCTGTATCCCATGAAGCTCCATCTGTAGTAGCACTAGATGGTGTATAAGTAGATGTGCCATCATTAAAGTCTACATCAAATCCTATACTAACTGGTAAATCTGCATCTGATGATACTATAGGTCGTATAGCTGTAAATCTTTTAGATGTACCTCTACCACCATAATAGACAAATGCTGTTTTTGCATTACCTTGTATTTGTACTCCTGCATCACTTAATCCATTATCTGCTTTATATACTTTGGTACTACCACCAAAATATAAATCACCTTCTAATAAACCCCAACAATAAGCATTTTGTCCTGTAAATCTACCCCATGCACCTGTGGATAAGTTTACTACAAATTGTACAAACTCACCTGATACTCCATTAGGTACATTAAATAAACCAAATTGTCCTTTAGGATAGATTAATGCTTCCCAACCAAAAATAGATTTAAAATTAGTTACTGCTGTTAATATACTACCACTTATTTTATCTGATATAGCTTTTGCATAATTTGTTTCATCTTCTGCATACATTTTAGTTAAAGGCACAAAACCAGATTCTGTAATAACAATTAATTCTGGTCCTACATTTACAATACATCTTTTACCTATAGGTCTTGCTATTTTAAATACACCTACTAAAGACCATTTAGTTGCATCACTAGGGTCTGTACCTTGATAAACTGCCACTTCTCCCTCTGATGTTATAAATGCTATATAATCATCTGAACCAGAACCACCATCTCTTGTTAGTGTACCAGCAGCTACTAATTTACCACCAAAGTTAAATACACTTCCTAATGCAAAGGTAGATACTGTTCCTGCTACAGAATTAATAGGTAAATAACCAAAACTTAAACTATCATTTAATATAAAAAATAATCTTTCTTTAAATACTGTTACATTGTTTATAGTAGAACCTGTTACTCCACTCAAAGAAGGTGTTGCCCATGCACTACCATTGTAATGTCTTGGTGCATCTGCTCCATTTACTATAAATAAAAATGAACCACCTGATGTAGTAAAATTAACATCCTGAAATTGCACATTAGATAAACTTGTTACTACAGCACTTCCTACACTACCAGAACTAGTTACATCATAAATAGCATTATTACTAGCAGCAAAAAGTTTGTTTGCACTAGGAGACCTGTAAGACATTAAACTCTGTACTGTACTAGGTAATCCTGTAACATGATTGGTAAAACCTTTTCTTAAACTAACATCTGTAGAACCAGGAAAGAAATTATCTAATCGAATAGCATCAGTTTGTGGCATTAAGTCCACAGCATCTCTTGTGTTTAATCCACCAATAGGTGCAGATTGAGATGTACTCTCTCCTGTAGGTTTAAAAACTGCCATTACTTATATTCCTCATCTTTTAATAAAGCTCTTTCTGCTAGATTAGGATTATCTCGTTTTAGTAATTCATCAACTCTTGCTTTTGCATCTCCAAAAGAATTTTGTGCATCAAAAGATTCTTGTACATTTCCTTCTGCATCATATTCAGATATACTATAATTTTTTTTACCAGGATTAAAAGTATCGTCAAAACTTCTTATTTGAAAACCTCTATAATCATATCCTGTACCTTCTGCATCAGAAAAGATTTTTTTAGCTTTATATCCTTTTATTTGTTCTTTAACATCCGTTTTATAAGTTGGTATATCTATATTATCTTCTAATGCTTTTATTTCATCTGATGTATCATTTTTAGGTATTTCTATATTTTTAACATCTAATTTTACCTTTCCCTCTGGAGTATCTGCTCTTTTAAAATTAGCTAAAACTTCTTTCCCAGTTTTTGTTTTAAATATTAATTTACCTCCTTTTGAAACTCCTTTTAAGGCAAGTCCTGCACCTAATATTATTGAAGCTAAAGGTCCAGTTAAAACACTAGCAACCATCATACCTTCTCCTACTGCACCAGTTCCTGTTAATAATGTTTCTGCTCCTTTTACTAAACCTTCAGTAGTTTTACCTTGTCTTAATAAATCTACTGTAGTATTAAATTGGTCTCTATAAGATGGTGTATATCCTTGACCTTTTATTACATCAGGTCTATAACCTAATGCTTCTGAGATAGAGCTACCTGTTAAAAAATCACTTCCTAATTGTGTTCCATAACGCAAAGCATTAACTAAATTTGTTTTAGGTAAATCTTGATTACCTATACCATATCGTAAAGACCGCACTTGATTGTATTTATTAGGAAACATCATAATATTTTACTTAACAATCCTTCATTGTTTAATAAAACTTCTTCTTTAGTTTCTATCCAAACTTTAGCTCCACAAGATAAAGGTTTTTCTGGATTATATATAACTTTACTATGTCCTTTAATTGTAACTTCATCAGCATAATAATTATTTTTATAAGTTTTTACAGTAATAACAGGCTCACTTTTATTGTATTTTTTATTTGATTTTATTTTATGTTGATTTATATGTATTTTTTTTAACATTACTTTTTACCTTTATACCCTGAAGCATATATAGCTCTAGCTTGTTTTTTAGCCTTACCTTTTGATTTATATACTTTTCCTTTTGTTCCAAACCTATAACCACCCTTTACTTTTTTAACAGGCATTATAGTGAAAAGTTACCTTCTGGTTCGTTAACAGGTAGATATAGTCTATTTGGTCCTGCCATACGAATGATTTGCTTTGCACCATCTTTGGATTGCTTTTCTGATAATTTTAATCGGTATTCTTGAAACTGATTATCATAAGGCAAACCTTTTTGTTTTAAAAATCTCCATATTACACCAAGTGTAATTAAATCTTCATCTAATACTGTTGTATTGCTATCTGCTGCATAACTGGTTGCATTTGCTGAACCATCACCAGTTGTATCAACCCAGTTTTTAATAATGTATTCAAATGCTACTGTTTCTCCAGCAGGAGGTGTTGGACTAAATAATAATTTACCACCTCTTATTCTAAAATAATTTGTTATACCACTACTTACACTTGCCTTTAATCTTTGCCATTGTGCATTGTTTAGTGGTCCGTAATATTTTCTATCTGTTGTTCTGTTCCACATAGTATCATTACTAAATCGTAAAAAATCAGAAGCTATGGTTGTCATATTTCCTTGACTTTCTGCTGCAAGTGTTGTATGTAGTTCTTCTTTAATTAATACTTGCCAATCATAACCAGATACTAAATTTTTACCTTCTCTATTAGCTGCTGCTAATAATTGTATATTAGTAGTATCTGTAGAACCTATAACAGTAGACGGACTAGGTACACCTATTTCTTTAGCAGCATCTTGGCATATTGATAATAATGTCATTCACCCACCACAGGTTGTTGAGGTTTTGTATGTTCACCTGCAAGGAATTGTTTAGCTTCTTTTCTATGGTCTAATACATCTTTACCTAAACCATGACAAGCACCATCCGATAATCCTGCTAATTGTTCTACAGAATTAATACCTTCCATTTCAAAAAACTTTTTCTTGTTTATATTTAATGATTTTAATTTAGTTAATGGTGTTTCTTTTTTTGTATTTTTAACTGGCTTTTTGCTTTTGTAATACGCATTGTACTCATTAGGAAACTCTTGTTTAATTTGTTCCTCTTTATCTTTCATTTTATAAATTACAGTATTAGGGTCTCCTATTAATTTAATTTCTACTAAATCAAAAGAATTTGTATCATCTCTGTATATTGTTACTCTTCTATTTCCTGCCATTCTTAACCTCCTGTTAGTGTGGGGGAATTGCACCCCCACGATTATAATGCTCTAACCAGCAAATTGACAAGCAATTATTTTAGCTGAAGCATCTATAGCAAATGCACATATTGGGTCTGTAACAGCATTACTTAAATCTAATTTGCCATCAGAAGAACCCACAGGTGTTAATGCTTGACCATCAGCACCTGCTGTTAATGCAATAGATAGAGTTGCTGTTCCACCTATCTGAATCCAACAATATTGTCCGTCTGTTGGAGCAGATTGTAAAACACCAGCACCTAAATTTGCTGAATCAGATAAATCACTTGTTACTACATTTACTGCACCAGCAGATGTACCAGAAGGTGCGTAGTAATAAGCAACTTGTCCACTTACTGCTGCTACACTTCCAGCACCAGTATCGTATTGAACATACTTGAAGGTGTTTCCAGCTGCATCCATGCCTTTTTGACCGACCATAAATGTAGCTGTATCACTAACTTCAGTTTTGTCCATTCCAGTAATATAAGCCATAACTTATCCTTTCTTAGTCTTGTATGACGCCTTGTCTTGCTCTATTTGAACAGGTCATATTTCCTGCCCAAACAACTGGCAATACCATTGCGTCTTGGTTAACAGAAGCCTTCTCACCTAAAGGAGAAAATTCTCTACCTTGAGCTGAACGAAGGAATAAATAGTCCGTATTTAAGAAATACATCTTACTACTTGGACATTGGTCATCAAAGAACACAGGTGCGTTCATAAACATCAAGTTCATAAACCCTGCACTAGCATTATCATCACTTGTAAATCTTTGGTTAGTCTGTAAAGAACTCCAATAGAAATTAAAGTAAGTTGTATCTGCTACAATACAATCAGGAACATCAGCTCCTCTTGTAGTATCTAGCCATAAAGTGTTCATTGCTGTCTGTATAGTGG